CCACGCTCCAGGCAACGGCTCAGAGGTGTGCACCCTGACCTTGTTAAAGTGGTTGAGCGTGCCATCAAGATCACCGAGGTGGACTTCACGGTGCTGGAAGGCTTGCGCTCACCAGAGCGCCAGAAAGCACTGGTGGAGGCCGGGGCCAGCCAGACCCTCAACAGTCGGCACCTGACGGGTCACGCAGTCGATCTGGGTGCTTGGATCGGTGACGAGGTGCGATGGGACTGGCCCCTGTACCACAAGATTCACATCGCCATGCTTGCCGCATCCATTGAGTTGCAGATCCCCATCGAGTGGGGTGGCAACTGGAGACGGTTTAAGGACGGCCCACACTATCAACTACCCTGGAAGGAATACCCATGAACGCAACAATCATCCAAGCCGTGGTTCGCCACATCCTGACCGCCTTGGCTGGCGGCTTCGCTGTCAAGTACGGCGTTGATGGCGGAACCGTTGACGCCATTGTCAGCGGTGCCGCCGCGCTGGCAGGTGTCGGCTGGTCGGTTTACGACAAACGCAGCACCAAGTAAATAAAGGTCGGCCACAGGGTCACGCCCAAGATCGCCAGCAGCATCCAGTACGCCAGCTTCTTGAGCTGGTAGCGCCAGATGCTCGGCGGTAAGGGGTCGGCGGCTCTCATGACAGGCTTGGCTTTGGTCACCTTGGCTGGCATAACCTTGCTCGTCCTAACTGGGCAATCTCTGCCCTGGTTGCAGTCATTCGTGCAGCAGTTCATACAATGGCTCTCGCTTTCTTGTGACGTTTGTCCTTGATGATTTCGTGCAGGGCTTTCTCCATCTGCGCGATGGTGCAGCGTTCAAGCTGCGCGTCATGAATCTCCATGACGGTGTTGGCGGCGTTTAACTCGGCCCCGGTGAACACGAAACGGTCACCCTTGGCAACGCCCCGCCTGCACATCGTGAGCAGCGCATCCTGACCCGCCCTGATCTCGGTTGACCAGTCCTTGCCTAGCGTTGCATCAACGCGTGTCAGCGCCTCGGTGACATTGAACGCCTCAATCAGCACGTCCATGTCTTTGCGAGTGGCTGTGCCCTCCACCACGCAGCGCAGGGCCAAGTGGTTCTTGATGCGCACGTTGCCCATGATCTCGGTGGCAGTCATCACGGGCTTCATGCCCGAGATAACCCAGTTCAACGGGTCAAGTAGTTGCTCCTTGGGTCGGTACTTGCTACGCTTTCTCATCTGACTTCCTTTTGATGTGAACCTGGGGCGGCTCATTGGCAAGCCAGATCGTGTAGCTCTTGGTGCGGTGATCTTTGCGCTGGCGCATGGTGACGCTGGCACGCAGACCCCTGTTATCCAAGAACCGCTGCAAAGCCTTTCTCATGCCGCCGAACTCATGCTCGGGCACCAAAAGCGCCTGTTTGAAGTCGAGCAGGGTAGTGAACTTGGCGTCATGCTGCGTCTCCCCTTTGCGCTTGGTGCTCACTTGAGGGATCGGGACAAACCGGATTACCTCCTCTCCGGTGAAGATGTTGGTGACTGGGGCGAATCGAGTGGCTGTCATGTGTTGGCTTTCAGTGTTGTCCAGATCACGTTGCCGCATCGTGCGCAGCAGTACCAGTAGCTGTTCGGTGTGCGGTACTTGATGCCAAAGAAGCTCGGCTCCCAGCGGTGTTTACAGGTCATGTGTTCTCCTCGATACCGTGGGCGGCTTCGATGGCTCGGGCAAATGGTTTCACACAATCGTGAAAATCATTTGCTTGGACACTCCTCCAAACCGTTTCAATCTCCTCATCCGTCAGCGGCTTGCGCTGTGCTGGTGGGGATGTGTAAAGGGGCTGGCGTCCCGGTGCTGGCAAGCGATACGCAGTGCCGCAATTTACGCGATTGCAGTGTTCCCAGAAATCAGGCTCCACCCACACTGCGGCTGGCACTTCTGCCTGATCTGAAACCCAACCATTGGCAACAGTCCAATATTCCACAGGCTCCTGCTGTGCTGGTGGGGATGTGTAAACGGCTTTCCAACCGTAACTTTTTGCTTCTTCTTCTGTGAATTCCATTGGATGTACAAAGTTGCGTGCTTGAGTCATCCACGCCACAGGCTCCGGCTGCGGCTGTGCCAGTGCTTCCTCAAGTTCTTCCACGGCCTCTACAAAGGTGGTGTGGCCCCGCTTGTATTCTTGCGAACCTTTTAAAACTGACGCTGCCAGCTTCATCGCTTCTGTGCTCATAACCCCAGCTCCTTCAGTGCTTGTTGCAACCCGGCCAGACCGCCCACGCGCTGGCCTTGAATGAAAATCTGCGGCATCTGGCGGATGCCTTGGTGGGTTGCGATGAACGCCGCCATGACCGTTGGATCATCGACGCTGTACTCCTCATACCCGATACCCTTGTCGTCCAGCAACCGTTTGGCTGTGGTGCAGTTTTGACAATTGCTCTTGGAATAAATGATGATGTTCACTTGGTTTCTCCTCTTGCTCGGATGGCGTCCATGCAGTCGTATTTGGTGGAACGCTGGTACGGCAGCGCGTTTAAGGCATTCATACACGCCTCACGCTCGTCAGCACGGACAAGGGCGGCAAAGCGTTCAAGTTCCGCTTCACTGGCTCCAGCGACAAACTGGTCACCAACATGGAACCCGGCCTCACGCGCCATTTCAATGACGGTCTTCATGTGTTCTTCTCCTTGAGTTTGGCTTCGATGGCTCGGCCATAGTCTTGGTAAAAGTACGTTGGCCCCATTTGGAGATGCAACTCTTGATATTCCTTATCCGTTAACCCTCTCCACACTCGTTTTGGTGGTTGATATTGCGGATTTGTTGTGGGCCCCTCAGGTGAGAAGATCGAATTTGCTATTGCGTCAAACATGGTTCAGCTCCTTGAGTTTCTTATCTGCGCACTCTATGCAGGGCTTCGCCATGCCGTCCAGATACCCGCGCTGGTAAGCTGCCTTGTTGCTTTCTGAAGGCTCATAGTCCAACCCCAACTCACGGGCGTTCTGCGCCATCTGCTCAAGGGCTTGGTGCTTCGGGATGCACCCGTGCTTGAGGCAGTGGTTGACTGTCTCGCAGTCATCGCACAGCCCAAGCTTCGGGGTGCAGGTGTGAATGTCCCAGTCATTTGTGCCTACGGCTTTGCCGCAGCGTTTGCATGTGGTCATTTGGTTGCCTCTCGCATTTCCCAGCCCAACAGAAACATGGGCCAGCGCACTTGCAGGCCAGCGTTCAGGTACTTGCCAGTCGGCGACTTGGTAAAGTCATCGTGCCCTTTGCCGCGCATCACGGCCTCAAACACTCGTTGTGCCTGGGTCATGACTGCACCTCGTCCATCGTCTCTTTGAGAAAGGAAGTCAGGCGCTTGATCTTGCCCTTGTGGAACTCAACCATGCGAGATGCGTACTCCTGCGCCGTGTGTGCGGCCAACAGGTCACGTCGAGACTCCTCAAGCTCTCGCAGTGCGATCGACTCGGGACTCGGTGGCGCATACAGCGCCCTGACAAACTGAAACGGCTTCATGACATTTACTCCAGTGGTTGATGTGACACAAGTGTATCACACCTCTTTGACAAATACACCCTCTTTTGTCAAATGACCCTTGCGATCCTTGATTTCGTCATAAGCACCCCTGAGGCAAGACACCAAGTCGATGTCCATCACAGCGCACACCATGATCAAGGTGACCACGATGTCACCCACGGCATCCTTGACCTCATCACGATCTTTCTTGTTGATGGCATCAAGCAACTCGGTGGTCTCCTCCAGTGTCTTGATTGCCTGCGACATCGCTGTCGCGTTTTGCACGATGCCCCGGGCCTCGCCCCACTGCACCACTTTCATTTCGATTTCTGCGTAACTCATTTCAATGTCCTTTTGATTGGCGATATTCTTTGATTGCTTTGCGCAACCCTGCTTCGGTTGAAGCCTTCTCATCAAGCGCCATTGCCTGCGCTTGATCCAGCGTAGCTTGGCACAGGATGCGGTGACAGATCACCGGCACCCCTTGACCTTGGCGGCGCACTCGGGCGTTGAACTGGGCGTAAAGGTCCAGCGACCAGTTGAGGCCGAACCACACAAGGATGTGTCCGTTGGCCTGCAACCCGTCAATCCCGTGACCCATTGACGCAGGGTGCCCGATCATCAGGGAGCAGTCGCCCGTCTTCCAGCGGTGCATGGCGTTGGTCAGCGATGCCTCGCTCTTGCAGTCGGTCAGGTTGATTGGGTCCAAGTGCTTGAACTTCTCCATGATCCTGGCAGCGTCCGACCGGTAGGCATAGGAGCACAGGATCGGTGAGCCGTTGGCCTCGTCGATGATGTCCTCAAGGGCTTCAAGTTTGAGGTCATGCACCGGCTCCCACAGCGGCATCCCTGGCACCGGGTACATGGCACCGTTGGAGAACTGGAGGCACTTGTTGGTCAGCGATGCCTGATTGAACGCCTCCACCGTGGTGCCGCTGTCAAGGGTCAGGAAGAACTCTTTCTCCATCTTCTCGTACATGGCACGCAGGGTGTCGGGCATCTCAATCTCAATGTTGTTGATCATGAGGTCGGGCAGCGGGTTGTAGTCCTCTGCGCTCATCTCCAGCGTGATGTCACCAATCAGCTTCTTGATCGTGTCCTCGGTGTCCTCATAAGGCACCTCTTTGTACGGGCCTGCCTTGCGGTAGAACCGGGTGCGGAACGCTGTTTTACTGGTGCCCAGACGTTCACCCTTGTCCACCACAAGGAACTGACCATGCAGGTCTTTGTACCCGTTGGAGGCCGGGGTGCCAGTGAGACCCGTGGTCCATGCGAACTGGTCAGCGATCTTGCGAAACGCTTTGACCCGGTTCGTGGCGCTGTTCTTCATCTTGCTGATCTCGTCCCATATGATTCCGTTGAACGGCATCGGGCGGTCCTTCTTGACGAAGTAGGTCTGAAGCGTCTCGGATAGCCAGCCGAGGTTCTCGTAATTGATCAGGTACACGTCAGCAGGGCGCAGCAGGGCGCGGGTGCGCTGGTCCTTGGTGCCGGTGATCATGCTGAACTTCAGGTGCTTGGTGTGCTCCCATTTGAGAGCCTCCTGCCTCCAGACCAGTCGGATGACTCGGATCGGGGCCACGATGATCACGCCCTTGAGGAACTGGGTGCGGATCAGGTGAGCCAAGCTGGTCAGCGTGATCACGGTCTTGCCCAGCCCCATATCGAGCCACAGCATCGAGTGGGGTCGGGTGCATTGGAAGTTGACAGCCTTTTGCTGGTAGCCGTGGAGCAGGTCAGGTGTCAGCATCATTTGACCTCACAGGTGAAGCCACAATCGGCAGGCATGTCTACCTTGAACCGTCCACGATTGGGTGCCAATTCGTCCAAGTACACCGGGCCATCATCGTCTTTGTTGACAGCGTGGCCGATGAACCTCTCCAGCTTTGCCATTTTGGTGAAGTGCTCCGGGAAGTCCTTGCGAATCTTGTTCCAGTACCCCATACCACCCTTCACGCAACCGATGCAATTGTTGTTGGAATACCCAAGGTGGTACATCGCTGGCAGCTTCAGGCCCAGCTTGGTGAGGTGTGCGTAGCAGTCCTGTTTGGTGATGCCGTTGTCAATCAAAAGAAAATCCTGATTGACATCGTTGTTGCCGTCAATGAACTTGTCAGCACGATCTTGTTCTTCAGCGGTGTACCCAAACACCTGGGTGTCAGTAGGCCGCTGATACGACTTGCGCATATCTTTCTTCAAGATCATGGTGCAAGGCGCACCAAACTGATTCTTGATGAACCCTCGCTTGGTGAACACGTTGTAGATTGACCCTTGATGTTGTTCATCCCGAATGACTTTGACAGGGATGCCGGTCACGCGAGTGAAGTCGTCAAGGAACCGAAGGTTGTCGGGGTGTTCTTCTTCCACCCGGCAGTAAACAGCTTCAATGTCGCCGTACTTGACGGCTGCAAGGATGGTGGCAACCGCACTGGCGGCACCGCAGGAGAACCATGAAATGACTCTCATGTTGCCACCGGAATAGTCATGCGAATCTCCGTACCGTCGTGTTCAAAGCACAAAGTGTTGCCGCAAATTCGCACTTGGATGAAATGCTTTTCACCCCAACTCAACCCAAACCAGTTAACAGCATCTTTAAATTTGTCATAAAACAACTCAGCGTTCATACAGCCCCCATCACCATCACGTCAATCATCAACTTACCCTCGGGCACGTTGTCAATCACAAACACGTTGACCATCTGCTGGCGCAGCTTGTCGTGCTCCCGGTACTGCGCTGGTGTGGGCACCTGACCCTCGCGCTTGAACTCGCAGAACCACATGCGCCCATCGGGTCCGATGAACAGTCGATCAGGCACAGCGGCACGGGCTGGACTGGTGAACTTGTAGGCCAGCACGCCCTTGCTCTTGGCATAGTCGCAGACCTTGGCCTCAATTTGTTTTTCGAGTAGCGTCTTCGGTTTTGTGCGTTGCAGTTTTACACGGGTCACGGCCTTTAAAATCTGAAGTTCTTGGTCAACATGATAGTCAAAATCACTACCCAATTTAATTACCATTTCGCGTCTCCAGTTCGATCAGCAATTCGATGTAGTGTTTGGCCTTCTCAAGATCAGCGATGCCGTTCTTCTTGCGCCAGCGGGTGACGTACTTGATCACGTTGCCTTCAAAGTACCCAATCGCGTTGGCGTGGATGTACTCAACAGGCTGGATCGCTTGGTCCTTGTAGTGATCACCGGCGACTTGTTTGTCCAATGCGTTCATCACACCCTCGTTTCTTTTAAGATATTCATCAATCAATTTAAATTCGTTTGCGAATCTTGCGTTGGGACAATAAGGGCAAACATCACCAGCAGCCCCTTCCCAACGGTGTCGTATGCAAAAATTGGTCATTTCAACCCCAGAGTGAGTTTTTCAATTTCACGAATGTAATATTCAAAATCCACAGGCAGCTTGCCTGCATCCTTGATGTCGTTGCAAGGCTGGACACCCCAGCCAGACTCCACGCCAATCTTGCGCCACACCTCGGGCTTGGCCTTCAGGGGCGGCATCCATTTAAAGAGCCGACCGCCACCCTGGGCGATGTAGTAGCGCGTGGTGTTCTGAAGCTGTGACGCCACACCATCGTGCTCAATCGCCAGATAGCTGGAGCGCGGCACCTTGGTGCGCAGCATGAAGTCCATGATGTGCGGCCACTGCTCCACGGTC